TGATATCCGGCTATATCGCAATTCTGTGATAGCATTATCCGGATAGCGTATCATACGGCTATATACAAATATGGCTACACTATAATTCATGGTTGTGATGGAGATGGCTTTTCCCATCCGGTAACAGACCATGATGCCACGAGGAAAAAAGCGACAGCCGCAGAGAAAAAACGGATGGCAGGAACCATTATGGAATCTGGTAAATAGAAAATCCGGTACATGCGAATTCAGGCGATCATCCCGGATGGTAACCTGTCAAAGAGGCTTTTGAGACATTTGAAATACCGATAATAAAAAAAACGAGATCAGGTATTTTGGCGGATGGCGGCAGGATTGCCGCCTCCGGCCCTTCCGAGTTTGTACGCGTCCTGCGTGAGGGCAGCTGGTTTGACAGCGGGTGCACCGACGGGGAGTACATGGTGAATTTCTCCGGGCGGTACAGGGAACTGCACGGGGTGACGGTGAGGACCGACACGCCGGAGCATTTCATGGACGACCTGAAAAAGTACGGTTACATCAAGGGCTGAACAGTCCGTTCCTTTATTATTACACTCCCTGCCGGTTTGGGGTCGCTTCACTTCCGGTGGGGATTTTTCTTTTTTCATCGCCGTGACGCACCCGTCCTTCAGGTTTTCCAAAGGGGGTCGTGAAAACCGACCGGCTACGGAGTATTTTTCCCGCGCCATATGACAAAAACCGACTATCCATGACTATTCCTGCCAGTGTACCGGTCGCGCTTGCCTCTCATGGTTTCTTCCCTTATATTCGCACTGACATTTAAACAAGTTGAAATTATGGAAATATGCTACATCGAGGCCGGTGTCCTTGAGAGGATGCTGGCACGCGCCGAGAACCTGTCCGCACATGTGGACAGATTGTATGAGAGAAACCGCCGTAAGGAACCCGGAGAGTGACTGGACGGCCAGGATGTCTGCCTGCGCCTTGACATCTCGCCGCGTACCCTGCAGACCCTCCGCGATACCGGACGGCTGGCGTTCACCCGCCTCCAGCGCAAGTTCTATTACAAGCCCGAAGACGTGGAGAGGCTGATAACCTACGTCGGCATCAGACGCAAGGAGAAGGCTGTGAGAGAGGGAAGAAAGAACGGAAACCTTTAAAGAGCGGAAGAGATGGAAGGCATTATCGACAAGGAGAACGAACGTGCCCGCAGGTTCTTTGCCCTGCTGGACAACATGGAGAAAAAAGTGGAACGTCTTGCCCGTGACAACCGTCCTCCCTTCAACGGGGAACGGTTCCTGACCGACAGGGAGCTTTCCGGGACGTTGAAGATCAGCCGCAGGTGCCTGCAGGATTACAGGGACCAAGGACGGATTCCCTATATCCAGCTTGGCGGGAAGATCCTGTACAGGCAATCGGACATCGAGAAGCTGCTGGAGGAGAACTATCACGCTGCATTGGTATAATATCGTATTCAAGTTTAAGGATTGCCGCCGGAATTGCATTTACGATTCCGACGGCAATTTTTATTTAGCCTGCGGCTTCCTTGCCGGCCGCAGGCTTTCTTCTTTCCATCAGCCGGTCCATGTCCGAGGATATCTTCCGGTCGGTGACCTGGGCGTAGACCTGCGTGCTGTCGATATTCGTATGGCCCATCATCCTGGCGATGCTCTCTATCGGAATGCCCGCGGTCAGTGTCAGGGTCCCGAACGAATGCCGGGCCATGTGGTAGGACAGGTTCTCTTTCATGCCTAATGCCACACCCATTCCATGTACCTCGTACCAGAGGACATCGCGGACCGGCAGCGGGAATACCGGCCTGTCGTCATCCGTGGTGTTGTAAAGATCCAGTATCTGTCCGGCTATGGGATGCAGCGGGATGAACGCCTCCACGTCCGTTTTGGCGCGGCGGATGCGGATATACCTTCTTCCTTCCGAGGTCGTTCCGATGTGACGGGGATGGAGAGCCCTCGTATCCGCGTAGGCCAGACCGGTCAGCGAGGAGAAGATGAACGTCCTGCGCGCCAGCTCCATCATCGGGTCGGGCAGCGGGGTTTCCATCATCCGCTTCAGTTCACTGCGGCTGATATGCCTTAGTTTAGGCGCTTCTTTCCTCTCGTATGCCACGTCCTCTATCGGGTTGGCACGCAATACTTCCCGGTCCACGGCGATGTAGATGAGCCGGTTGAGCCAGCACAGGCAGTGGTTCACGTGTCCGTTCCTGTGTCCCAGCTCTTTCTTGAGAAAGACCTTGAACGATTCGGCGAACTCTTCGGTGATGTCCGAAAAGGCGATGTCCTTCATCCCGCGGGATTCGATGAACTGCCTGAGGTTAAGCTGCGTGGTCTTCGACTGGCGGTAGGTGGAGGTGGAATTGATCTCCTTGGAGCGGACCCTGAGCCGTTCGCGTTCCACCTCTCCGGCCTGCAGGAGGTATTCCGGCACGGAATTGGCACCGGATACGGTGGTCTTGAGCAGCTCTGCCGTGACCACTCCCTGGTTCCTCAGCAGGTTCCCGTACGCCTCTTCCAGCCGGCCTCGGAAGGCGGTAAGGCGGTTGTTCTCCCTGGCTGTTTTGATTTCACACTTCTTGCTGTCCCAGTCTCCGGGTTTGCAATAGATGCCTGTCGTGACAGCCGATTTCTTTCCGTCGATGCTGATCCGGCAGAGGACGGCGGTCGTGCCGTCCGATTTTACCTTGTTACGGTTGATGTAGAATAAAAGCTTAAATGTACTGCGCATGATAATGATTGTTTAATTGTTTAAGGATTAAAGAATAAGTTTCAAATCGCGGGTTGCCTCGACGAACCTGTCCATGTCCTCGAACAGTCGCTTCGGAGTTACACGGGCATATATCTGGGTGGTCTTTATGTTGGAGTGTCCCAGCATTTTGCTGATGGTCTCGATCGGCACTCCCTCCTCGAGCGTGACCAATGAGGCGAAAGAATGCCTTCCCATGTGGTAGACAAGGTCCTGGCTCAGCCCCGCCATCAGGCGCAGGGATTTCATGTTGGCCCTGAGCGTATGGTAGTCCTGCGGCGGGAAGAGGGTGATGCGGGTATCGTCACGATACTTCCCGATCAACGCGAGTGCTTCCGGCAGCAACTTGACGCGTCCGAGGTAGTCGGTCTTCTTCCGCCGGTATTTCAGCCAGAGGCTGCCCTCGTCATCCTGGAAGAGGTTCTCCCGGGTGATGCTTACCGCATCGGCATAGGCGGTGCCGGTGTAACAGGCGAAGAGGAAGAGGTCCCGGGTGATGACATGTGACCTGCGTTTTTCCGGTATCTCCAGATCGCGTAGCTTCTCGAAATTCTCCCGGCTGAGTGCTTTCGGTGTTGTCTCCTTCTGCTTGGGCAGCTTGAAGTGGCAGAAATGGTATTTCTCCGAGTGCCCCTCCTTGTAGGCGATGCGGCAGATCTTTTTCAGGATGGACAGGTAATGGCGCACCGTCTCCATTGCCAGTTTCTTCTTTTCCAGGCAGAAATCCTGATAGTCACGGATGAACTGCTCGTTGAGCTGTCCGAAGGCGAGGTCCGAGACCTTGAATTCCGTTTTGATGAATTCGGCAAGGGTGCGCCGGGTGTACACGTAGGTCGACATTGTCGTCGGTGCACGGTCCACGCCGACACGGGCCTTCATCTCCTCATTGTGCCGGTCGAGAAGTTTGAGCAGGGTCATCTGCATGCCCGCGTTACCCTGGAACATGTCCCTGACCGCGGCGGCATCGAAATCCTTTTTCCTTTCCATGAGGGAATTGAAGGCCGAGTGTACGGCAAGCAGCAGCCTCTCTATTTTTTCATTGGTCTCCACCGCTTCCCGGCTCTTGCCATTCAATCGGCTCTCACGCGCGTCCATAGCCCGGGGGTACAGGAGAGCTTGCAGCTGAACTGCGCCATCGTGCGGTTGAGGGTGATCCGTACCATGATCGGGCCTTGCCGGTCTTGTCCGGCTCGCTCTTTTTCAGGTAGAGCAGCACCTTGAATTTTTCCACTATCATAACGCTCTTTTTTAGGTTGTAAAAATACTCCTTTGAAAAGCGTCCTTTGGCATGCAAAACATTGATAAACAGTGAATACAAATCCGCTTTGTTCCTATCGGTAAAAATTTGGTTACCTGCCGTTGTTTCCGAAACAGGCGGCTAACAGTCTGGTAACTGAAATGTCGCAATATTTTGTTTTTTTTGCAGATATGTCTGTTCTGTAATTCTTGTAAAACGCTTAATTATAAACGTTTTACGTTTAATTCTCGTCATTCTGTTTTTTATTGCATTTCTAAATATTACTTATGTTGCACGCCATTCGTGTGCGACTTCCTTATCGCTAATGGTGTACCTATTGAAACGGTATCCAAGATTTTAGGGCATACCAATATCAGAGCTACTCAAATCTATGCAAGAGTAACTGATGTTAAAGTCAGCAATGATATGGAATTATTGGTACAGAAGTTAGATATTGCTAAATGAATTTTAGGTGACTGAAATTTGTTATCGTCAGATAACAGCAAGGTGTGTTCTGTACTGCTTAGAATTATCTCAGCAGCTCTGTACCTTTTTAGAAAATCACTCCGAAGTCGTGTTTCCAATGAAAGAAAAATTACTCAAATTAATATCTTTTTCGCTCGTCGGGACGGGTGGTCCCGCCCCTTGCCGCTGGGCGTTCCCCGACCGATGAGTTTTTTAGTGATCTATCACAATTTTGTTTTCTTGAAATATTGATAGCTCGATTTCTTGACAACTTGTTTTCTTGATGTCAAGATTGCAAGACTGTATGAAAGTAAGACAGACAGGTAGGTAAACGTCATTCTATCATTCATGAATAGACAAAAAATTATTTTCTCTTTTCAAAAGCCCATGTAATTTATGAGGACTTGCGAAAAGAGAAAATAATTGATAGAACTTTAAGGGAAATTAATTGTCGTTTTCGTTCATCTTCCGAAGAAGTTTTTCTATTAAGCTATTAAGAAAGGCTGTTCTATCCCTTTTGCGCTCCCTGATGGTGGGATAAGTACGGTAGTAATCACCTAAGTCTATTTTGAATGATGCTTCTATGTAGGTCATTATTTCTTTTATATCGGCGTTCCCGTTATTTAGAACTCCGGCTGCATATATCGCATATCCCAACTCAATAGCAGCAGTTTTTGTACCCGTCCACCGGAAAGGATTGTCGGGAAGTGAAGCCCTGCTGGTTTCTGTTACTTCTTGTCTTTCAACCCCTTGCAATCGCTGTTGAAGATAAATTTCCAACATATCATAAGCCAACATTTTAGCTACCTTGTGGTCGCAACAAGTTGAAAATAAAGGGTCTTTATCAAACATACCACAGTTGTGGTACAATTTGTAGTTTTCATGTCCTCTAAGGAAATAATATCTATCTAAATGTGTCGATTTAGAACGATAATATTGGTAGAAGTCAAGATTAGCGTTACAAAATTCTGTTATTGCTGTTTGTTTTTTCTTATAATGCTCTTTGAGAACTTCTTTACTGCCATTCGGCTTTCTCAGTTCAAGCAGGTATATGTCACTAAAATATATCAGTTTACTTAGAATGGACGGCTTAATATCTTTAAAAAACGATATTTCATCGTTAGCATCTTGAAAAGTGTATTGATGTGTAAATTCTCTCAATTCTTCGAATAAAGGTCTGATAAAATTAATCATAGAAAGTGCCTTATCAGAAGATATATCGCTATCGAAAGAAAATATTCCAATTTCTATGTTTATTTTGGATAAAAAGGTCTTTTATGAATATGTTATTGTAGATGTTTTCCATTTACTTCTTAATATTAAATA